GTCCGAAGACGGTCTGACCGAACCCGCGTCGTTCGAACCCGGCGATGACATCGTGGCCGCCGGCGGCGATACCGTCGCACAGGCCGACCCGACGTTCTCCAAGACGTGGACAGGCACGTGCATTGAAGCCCTGAACGAAGACCTGCTTAAGGTCGCCTACGGCTCCCACAACGTGACCGTCACGCCAGCTGGCGAATCAGATGGCTCCATCACCGTCAAGGAACAGGCTGGTGACATCGAACATCACGTAATCGTCATCGACGAAATGCTGAAGGGTGGCCGCAGGCGCCGCAACGTGATGGCCGACGCAACGTTCCTCATCACCGGTGACATCAGCCACGTACATACGGCTCTTGTGAACTTCGAGTTCACCATCACCGCCTATCCGACCGCTGACGCTCCGGCCCAGACCCAGTACATCACAATCCCAAAAGCGTAAGCCATCCGAATCGGCGCCTCACAGCCGCCGCTGCCGATACGACGGCTGCTGAAGGGGTTGAAGACACGAGCGATGGCGACAACGCCCGAAACGGTTCTCAAGATTCTGAAGAGCCTGCCGACAGCGGGTCCGCCCCACTGTGACAACCGGACCATACCCCACATGCCCTCACCGATTGACCGGCATGTGGGGTATGCTTGTATGAAAAGACAACGAAAGGAAATCCAATGGCAAAACGCAACCCCACCATCACCATCGAAGACTTCAAGGACGGCTGGGCCGACGCCTATGCGAAACTCCTCCGCAACCGCAAATTCCAGCAGGCCATCCACAGCGACGGCATGGAAGACAGCATGGAAGTCGTATGGCTCATCGACAAGCTCATGCAGGACGTGCTGACCGAATCCAAGTACGAACAGCTCATGGCCGCGGTTGACGACGACATCATCGACGCATGGGAATACCTGTCGGGAAAATTGCCGACAATTACGGAATCACAGTCGAAAGACTGACCTATGCGATAGACCCGGACAAGTGGGACAGCCAAATCTTGGCTGATTTCGCAAGCCAATACGGCAGTCCGCGACAATACACCATATTGGAGCGGGCGAAACTCATAGGCACGTTCGGCACGGTCGCACGACTGCTCGACATCATCCAACAGTCAACGCTCGCCCCCTACTCCGGCAAGGGACGGAAACCGAAAAGCGTATTGCCGGAAAACCAGAAGAACACCAAGAAGGAGGATGATTGCGAACTCGATTCGATGAACACTGAAGACATCGACAAGGCGTTGGGTCTTCACCGAAAGGAACAATAGATGGCAAAGGGCAGCATTGCAACCGCATGGATACAGGTACTCCCATCGTTGGAAGGCTTGCAGTCCGCGCTTGTCAAAGCAAGCAAGGGCGCGGTGCTCACCCCCGCCATCCAGCCAAAACTGGCATCCGGCACAAGCCGACTCTTCTCTTCGCACGGCTTGGGCATGTCCAGACTGTTCTCCGGCTCGTTCAATAAGAGCCTCAACCTGCAAGGCGGCGTGAAGGGCGCGCTCAACAGCGTGTCCGCCTCCTTCGGTGCTGGCGGTCGCCGTTCGGCCAATGCTTTCGGCAGCGAATTCGCTAACCTTGACCTCGGCAAGTATCTGAACGCCGCCGCCGCCATCGCCGCGGTCGCATCGGTCGGCAAAGCCGTCAAAACCGTCACGTCCGACATCATCGAAATGGGCAACCAGTGGGGCCAGACCACCGCCATGCTGAAAAACGCGGTAGGCGCCACCGGAGACTATAGAAGCTCGCTAGAAACGTCGCTGGAATACGCGAACAAGGTCGGCGTCTCCACGGACGATTTCATCCAGTCCGCCGCACGTCTGCGCACGCTCGCGCCTGAAGTCGTAGCCAATTACGGCGACGCCGCGAAGTTCACCGAACTGCTCGACATGAACATGATTAGCACGGGCGCGTCCACGCAGGAAGCGTCCAGTGCCATGCGTCAGATTACACAGGCGTTGGGCAAGGGCATCGTCAACGGCGACGAGTTGAATTCCATCATGGAGAACTCGCCGCAAATCGCACGAATGCTCGCCAAGCATCTCAACGCTTCCGTAGGCGACCTGAAACAGTTGGGCAAGGAAGGTTCAATCAGCGGCCAAGCGCTCTACGATACGGTGCTTGAGAACGCGGACGCCATCGAACAGCAGTTCTCCGCCATGCCCGTCACGGCGGACCGCGCGTGGAACAGCATCAAGAACACGATTGGCGCAAGGTCGGCTGAAGCCGCCACCGCATTATCTGCGAACCTCGGCAAGACGTTGACCGCCATTTCCAGTTCTGGCATGGCGGACACGTTCGGCGAAATGCTCGCCGGATTCGTGCCACTGTCGAACGCCACGGCAGCGTTGGTCTCCACGTTCGTCAACCAGCTGGCGCCAGCCGTCAACAAGGCGTTCAACGTGCAGCAGGTCGAACAGTTCCTCAGCCCGTTGACGAATCTCATCAGCCTGAACTCGCAGAACGCCAACATGCTCGCCGCCGTGGGCGACGCGTTGAACACCGTGGGCGTCGTCGGCGTCACCGTGTTCTCCCTCATGGTCGCTACGAACGACCGGTTCGCGGCACGCATCCCGTTCGTCGGACGTGCGCTGGTCGGCGTGAAGAACAAGCTAATCGACCTCGGCTCAGGCTTCACCGACATGTTCGGCAAGGCGGTGTCCGCATCGTCCGCAGTCACCGACAAGCTCGCATCCATGGCCGACGCGATGGCAAAAACGCTGTCCGAATCGACGAAGGCGCAGAACGCGATAGGCAAGTTCAACGTAGCGTTCGAAGACTTGCAGTCCTACGCGTTCAGCTTCGGAGAGAAAGGCGCTGAAGGCTTCGACCTCATCCAGCAGGCCGCGACCAACCTGCGCAACGGCGCGGGACAGGCGTCCGACAATGTGAAGCTGCTCCAAAACGGTCTGAACGCGATGGGCGCCGACGCTGAAGCGCTTCCCGAAGCGTTCCTCAAAGCGTTCGAAACCCTCAACACCGAAGTGGACGCCGCCGCCCGGAAGAAGGCTCCGTCCCTCGTCCAAGCGCTCCACGACATTCGTGCCGCCGCCGACACCATCGTCGTGGATTCCGACATCTACCGTTCGTTGGACACTGCCGGACAGAGCGCCGACATCTACCATGACAAGCTCGTGCAGGTGGGACGCGAATTCAAGGAGCTGACCGGCTTCAAGATTCCCGACATGTTCCTCCCCTTGGTCGGTTCGGCCGTGTCCGCGTCCGACAGCATCATGCAGACGTTCGGCAACCTGAAGGTCGGATTGTCCAACTATGCGGCGAACACGGCGCAGCAGTGGGCGCCGGTCAAGGAGATTTTCGCCGAAGCCTTCTCGAACGCCGCAGCATCCGTCAAGACGAAGATGGCAGACATGCGTGCCGATGTCGAATCCGGCGTGCTCTCCATGGTCGAGCACCTGCGAGGCAAGGCGTCCGAATTCAAGGTGGCGTTCGGCGAGATGCTGGACGTGACCGGCATCGGCGACACCATGTCCAAGCTTGGGTCTGTGGTTGGCAATGGGCTTTCATCCGTCAAGGGCGCGCTCAAGTCGTTCGGTTCCGAAGCGGCGTCCGCATTGTCTGAGCCGTTCGATGGTCTTGCCGAAAAGGTTTTCGGCTCGTTCAAAGGTCAGAATCCGTTCGCACCGTTGACGTCCGCAGCTAAGACTGTGAGCGCCGGACTGTCCGCCACGTTCGATGGCGTCGTGTCGCGTCTTGCCGGACGGTTCAGCCCGTTGGCGGCTGCTGGTAAGACCGCGTTCGCCACCATCGGCTCCGCCGCGTTGAAGGTGTCTTCCGGCGCGTTGAAGGGCTTCAGCGTGGCCTTGAGAGGCGTCGGCGCGGCAATCAGCGGGATTGGCAACATCGCATCCCGGCTGGGCGTGACCGGCGCGATATTCACCGGTCTGACGGCTGGATTCCAGACGCTGTTCAAACTCGACCCGTCCCAGATGACCGGCAAGTTCGACGAATGGCAGAAAAGCCTCGACAATACGCTTGCGGGCATCCAGACGAAGCTGCCCGCCATGGCGAACGCGTTCGCCGCGGCCCTCCCGCAGATGGTGGCGAGCATTACGGCCGCATTGCCGGGCATCGCTGACGCGCTCATGAGCGTTGGACAGACACTCGCGCCCGCGTTGATGACGCTGCTGCCGCAAATCACGCAAGCGTTCTCTGACATGTTCGCCCAGCTGTCCGGCCTCATCGCCACGTATGGTCAGCCGATGCTGACGGCGTTTGGAACACTGTTCGCCACACTCGCCGGGCAGATTCCGTCGCTTATGACCTCGCTCGGTCAGGCGTTGGTTGCGGGCGTTCAGGCAGCGTTCAGCGCAATCGGCGCCAATAGCGCGGCGATTGCCGGATTCATCAGCGGATTCGGCGCGTCCTTGGCTTCCGGCCTTCAGACGTTGGGCGCCACCGTGGTGGCCGCGCTCCCGACCATCGGACAGAGCATCGCCGCCGCATTGCCGACGCTGATTCCCGCGTTGATGTCCGCCATCACGAGCGTGATAACGTCGCTGGCCGCAGCATTGCCGGGCATCGCCGTCGCCATCATTAACCAGCTGCCCGCAATCATCGGCGGTTTGGTGACCGGCATCATCAACGGTCTGCCAACGCTGCTGGGCGCCTTCATCAGCGTGGTGGGAAGCATCGCGGCGAACTTCCCAAGTATTTTCATGGCTGTTGTTGGCGCGGTGCCCGGTATTATCGGGAACATCGCCCGCCCGTTCTCCGGCTTGGGTGATCGCATCCTCGGCTTTATCAGAGGCATTCCGGGCAAAATCATGGGTCTGTTCGCCGGTGCTGGCTCGTGGCTGGTCAATTCCGGCGCGGCGTTGATGAACGGCTTCAAGCAGGGTATCCTCAACGCGGTCGAAAGCGTGAAAAGCGCGGTCAGTGGCGCGTTGCAGAAGGTTCGAGACTTCTTCCCGTTCTCTCCCGCTAAGGTCGGCCCGTTCTCCGGTTCCGGCTATACCAGCGTGTCCGGCGAGCATCTTATGCGCGACTTCGGCGAGTCCATCGGCGCCCAAGGGGCGTTCGTGCGCGGTCAGGTCGACGGCGTGCTCGGTTCCTTGGATTTCGACCAGATTGACGCCAGCGGTCTTGGCATGGTGTCAGCGCCGCAGCTTAAAGACTATACTGGAATGGTGTCGGCTGGCGACCAGCGGTATGCTGGCGGCGTCCACATCGACAATGTGGTGGCAAGCCCGTTGAGCGACGTGGAACTGGTGGCCCGCCGATTCGGATACGCTTTGAACAATGAGATGATTGGAAGTGTCAGACCTTGAGCACGATAACCGTCACCGTGGGTGACATCACGCTTTACGGCGATGCCGGACACGAGTTCACACTGGTGTCCATGAGCGGTTTCGACGATTTGCCGTCAGCCAAGACCGAACAGGATTCTTGGCCTAGGGCTGACGGTAACGCCATTCCCGGCACGACGTATTATGATGGGCGCACCATCACCATCAACGGATACTATGCGACCAGCACGGTCGAAGGTGCGGACGGGATGATGCGCCGCCTCCGCGGCATGGCCGGACGTTTGATTCCCGTCACCGTGCAGAAGGGCGCTGGCATCGCATTATCATGCGATGCGGAACTCAGGTCGATGACCGTCGACGAATACCGGTATCGTGGGAAGGCCGGTTTCCAGATTGGACTGCTCGCGCCATCCCCCTACCTGTACGGGCCATTGCGCTCGCAGACGGTCGGCGTGCCGACTGACGGCGAAGGCATCCTCGACCCGCTGACCGACCCATTGTCCGAAGGCGAGGTCGGCAATCCGGGACGTGTCGCCATCACCGGCAGCGGTTTCGCGCCGACGCATCTTGTCGTGAAAATCAGAGGCGGGCTATCCGAAGGCGTGCGCATCCACTGCATCGAAACCGGCGAAGCGGTCGAATTCCACCGTCAAATCAACCCGGACGAAACAATGGTGTTCGACTTTGACGATGAGCGAGTGCTGTTCCAGAACCAGTCTGATTTGAGCATGTTCCTCACCGAAGAGAACTGGTTCCGTCCTTCGGGTGATGCGACGATACAGTTCACGCCGTTGGGCGTGCAGTCTGGCGAGCCGACGATGACGGTCGAATGGAAGGAGGCTTGGCGGTGAGAATCTATCTCGCGGATTTGCTTACCGGGCGCCGTATCAGCCCATTGCCGCACACGTCGGCCGAGTGGGAGATGAGGCTGAACGACACGGATTCGCTCACCGTCAAAGTGCCTATCTACGCTTCGTCCGAAGATACGCGCACCCAATATATCGCCAACGACGCGCGACTGTTGGATTTGAGGAACACCGCCGCCATCGGCAAGACCGTCATGGTCGCCGAAGATGATGGGCTGACGGTCGGCGGCGTGCTCATGCGACGCGACTATGACGCCGACTCTGGCGTCCTGACCTTGGTTGCTTCAGGCATGTGGACGTATTTTGACCACAGGACGATTCTTCCGGCGAAGGCGATGGGTAAGAGCCTTATCAACTCGGACGGTTCGCCGGATTCCCAATACGACACGCACTATAAGAACGTCACATGGAATACGGTCGCACGCAATCTCGTCGAACAGGCGATGAGCTGGCCCCACAGCAACGTGCCGGTCGTGTTGGAGGACGCTGAGGTCGGCAAGTCCGAAGCGAACTATCAGGCGGTCGACCTCAACTATGTGGGTGAGGTGTTGACGAATATCACGAACTACCAGAACGGTTGCGACATCGGATTCTTCCCGACGCGCACGGCCGACGGATTGGGGTACGAGTGGCATATGAAGACCGGCCATCCGCTGCTTGGCGGCGAAACCCACCATTTCAGCGCGTCTGCCTTGCAGCCGGGCATCGCATCCCTGTCCGCCACGGATGATGGCGACAAGCTCGCCTCGCTGCAATGGTTCACGTCCGGCAAATCCGATGATAAGACGCTCGTCGTATCGGCCTACACGGATGTTCTGGAAAATGCGGGAGCGCCGATTTGGGAGAGCGTGGATTCCAGCCATTCGACCGTGAAGCTGCGGAACACGCTTCAGGCGTATGCGAATGAGGCCGCAGCCGTCTACTGGCAACCGGTGTCGTCCACTGAGGCGAAAGTGCATCGCGGATACCTGCATTCGGTGAATCAGACGCTCGCAAACTATACGGTCGGCGATTACATTAGGTTCACGACGAAGGGTGACTGGTATTATGTGGATGGCGCGCATACGCGGCGCATCACCGGCATCAAGGCCGATGAAAGCTCGAATTGGATTACGTTCACCCTTGGTGACGTGTTCGACGGCGTGAAAGTGACGGTGGAATAATGGAAATCGTAGTGCATCAGGGCGAATCCGCTGACGGCACCCCCTTAGCGGCGGATGACACGGATGTGCTCGACGTGAAGAATCCGGCCCAAGCGACCAACAAGCTCGTATCCACCCTGAACGAGTACGGTCGGCGTCTGCGCGAATTGGAGAAACCTTCCGGCTCGCAGCTGACTCAGGCGATTCAGAAGGTGTTGGACATCAGCGCGAACATCGACCAGACGGTTGCCGCATCCATCAACAGGAACTCGTATGACCGTGCGACCATCGACCAGAAGTGCAATGCTTGGAATTGGGGTGTGTTGTCTCCCAACCGTGGCGGCACGCATACGACGAACGCGTACAATAATCTGTTCACGGTCGGCCCGTGGCGTGCCGTGTGGGCGTTGTCGGACGGCACGATGGGAACGTCGCAGTCCAGCCGCAAGGTGAAGCAAGATTTCATGGAGCCGGACATCACGTTGGAGCAGATGCGTTCCGTCGATTGGACGCTCTACAGGTTCATAGACGACGTGAACCGGAATGGCGATAGCGCGACCATTCATGTTGGCATGATTGCCGAAGAGTTGGACGACAACGGTTTGGGGCAGTTCGTCGAGTATAATGATGATTACGAGCCTGTTGGCATCAACTATCCGATGCTGGGCGTGTGGGCCATACATGAAGCCCATCTCGCCCATGACCGTATCGACAGGCTTGAGGAACGTTTGAAAGCGTTGGAAGGAAAGATTGATAATGGCATTGAGGAATAGTATCTTCGCAGTGTCCGGCAATGCATCGTTTATGGATGCGCGCCGCGACATGAGCGGCCTGTTCGTCTGCGATAAGACCACGATGCTGCCGATTGCCGGCATTCTCGACCGTTCGCAGAACAATCTCGTCACCGGCAACAGCAATTCCATGAGCGTGACGGTGCATCCGTTCAACGCGGTGCTGAATCGTTATGGCGCGCTGCTCATCCAGAACGATGGCGATGTGAAAGTGCCGTTGAATGCTGCCCCGTCCGCCAATTCGCGCATTGACGTGGTGTATGTGAAGCAGCATGAGACGCGCCCGCCAATGTCGGACGATTCTGATTTTCCTGTGTTCGGCGTGGTGAAAGGCGTAGCAGCTGCGACGCCTGTGGCCCCCGGTGTTCCAGATGGCGCTTTGGCTTTGGCTCAGGTGCTGCTTCCGGCTGGCGTGTCGAACACGGCCGCATCCGGCGTGGTCATCACGCAGACGTACATCGGCGCCGCGATGAAGGGCGACATGCTGCGCGTGCAGACTTCCGCCCAGCGTGACGCGCTCACCACAGTGCCAGAAGGCACGCTGTTGCATAATGTGGCCGATAATTGCGATTACGTCAGGAAAGACGATAAGTGGCGTGGATGGAACATGCTGCGGCGCGACATTCACCTCGGTGCGAACACGGTGCATATGTGGGCTTCTGGCGGTACAGGAAACATCGACCTGCTGTCCGCGAGCATCAATCTGACCGGCTGGGGTTCGAAGGTGGTTGTCGGACAGGTGAATAACTCCGCATTCTATCCGGCAAACGCCGAAAGCGTCTATGCACCAACGAGAGACAGCTATTTACCGACCGTTGCAGGGGTTGCAGACAACGGCAACGTGTACGTCGAATATGCCGGTGGCACTTCAGGGTCTCGCATCGTTTCCACCATTCTCACCTACAACATCGGCTAAGCCTTCCAATCGGACTACGCCAGCTGGAAGGAGAAATCACCGGAGATCCATTCCCTTTTCACGAAGTCACGGTTCACGGTCGGACGGATGTTGATAGAGTTGTTGATGACTTGCAGCACCACATCCTTGTTTGATGTGGCGGTATTCAGGTCGATGTCAACCGCCTTAAGAGAGTCAGGAAGGTCCATTACGCGCGAAGAATCCCAAGCTTTTGCATTACGCCAATCTCCGGCGCGATTGACCCAGAAGAACCCGCTCGCAATGCCATTGTGGACGGTGCCGCGAATCTGCACGACGTCCCATCCGGCAGTGTTCTTGTTGAGAAGGTTGCTCTCCGTGAAGAGTCCTTCGAACTTCCACTTATCGCCTTTCCTGACATGATCGCAATTATCGGCTAGAATGGTGCCATATGAGCACTGATATTATCGTCGCCCTAGTGACCGGCTTATGCGCCATCGCGGTCGCAGCGGTCACTTGGGCGCAAAACAGACGCGGCGACCTGAGCGAAGCCTACCGGCGACTCTCGGAAGCCCAATTGAACATGCAACGGGAAATCGACCGGCAGGACGAGAAGCTTGCCGAATTCATTCAGGAACGCGACGAACTTCGCTATCAGGACGATTTGAAAACCTCATACATTCGTGCGATGGGGCATTGGCTGAGCGAACTCTGCAAGGTTCTCGACCCGGGGTTTCTGAAACAGTATCCGAAGCCGAGGCTTCCCGACGCGCTGCGGAGTACAATAGAACCGTTGGCAGACGCCAACAGTAAGGAGCAGTGAATGTTGTTCACTAAGGATTTTTGGATTGACACGTTGGAGCGTGCAATCCGCACCGCATGTCAGGCCGCATTGTCGGCTGGCGTGGTCGGCGGCGTCGGCCTGTTCCAAGTGGATTGGCTGAACGTCTGTGGCATCGCCTTGGTCGCGGCCATCGCAAGCGTGCTGACGTGCGTGGCTTCGAGCGGCAAGACCGATTCAATCAGTCCGGCATCCTTCGCAATGTCCGATAAGGCGAAGGTGGCCGGCAAGCATATTAAGGATACGGAGGTTTCCAAATAATGAGGATTGTGGACATCAGCAACTGGAAGGCCGACATTGACCTTTCCAAGATTGACGCCGATGGCGTTGTAGTCCAGTGTACTTGGGGCGCTGGCGAATGTTCGAACGACCATGGTCTGGTGAATTCCGTGTGGGTTGGCGCAGATGCGAAGATTCAGGCCGCTGCCGCCCGTGGCTTGGCGGTTGGCTACATGCACTATATCCGTGGCGTCGGCGCTTCTGAGGAAGCGTATTTCTTCGCCGAACACACCAAGGGTTATCTTGGCAAGTTCGTGCCATGCGTCGACTGGGAGGCTGACGATAACGCCGCTTGGGGCAATCGAGCCTATCTCGACGAATTCCTGTACCAGTATATCCGACTGACCGGCGTGAAGCCGCTCGTGTATGCCCAGCGTTCCGAAATCCCGTTCATCAAGGATATTTGCGCCAAGCATGATTGTGGCATTTGGGAGGCGTGTTACGCTTCCATGGATGCGGTCGGCTGGCAGGATGCCGATTCGATTTGGTCTTATATCGCATATCCGATGCGCCAGTTCACGTCGAACGGTCATATCGGCGGCTATGCCGGTTCGCTTGATTTGAACTATTTCGCTGGCGATAAGGCAGCTTGGGACAAGTATGCTGGCGTTGGTGCGGACACTCCTGTGAATCCGGCTCCTGTGCCGGTGGTTTCCCCTGCTCCTACCGTGGTCGCCACCACGTATGAGGTTGCGGTCGATGCGTTGAACGTGCGCACCGAACCGTCGTTGAAGGGGCAGGTTGTCACCAGTTACAGTCGCGGCGAGAAGGTCGTGTTGGACGGTTGGGGCGCTTATGCTGACGGCTTCCTGTGGGGTCGTTATGTCGGCGCTTCTTCTGGCCAGCCGAGGTATGTCGCCATCGGAACCGAGTCCGGCAACGAATGGTATTTGACAATGTGCCGTTAGCCTGATACAATAAGGGCTGTTGGAAGTTTTTCCAGCAGCCCTCCTTTGGTTTCTCCTCTCCCAGCAAGGTTTTCTTGCTGGGAGTCTCTTTTTAGTCATATAACCATATGCAAGCCACTATCGCTATGGCAGCCACAGCCGTATATGCGATGAAGATGCGGTCGTTCCATGCGTCGTAGACCAGCATGATAGCCGCGACGAGTCCCAGTAAGATGGTGGTGCAGATGATGAGCTTCAGGATTTCCATTAGAACCTCTCACCTTGCTCTTCTGTCTCAGTCGCCACCGCGCAACCTCCAACATTTCGTACAGTATCCATTGAACAGCCACATTTCTTTCGTTGTGAGTTTTTTTAGGCAATGCTTGCATAGTTTCGGGTCGAGGTGGGCTAGTGCTCTAATAACACTCATCTGGATACTTCAATCCTTCCTGTCTGTCTTCGTCCGTCAATGCCGAATCGATTTCCTGCTTGCAGGTTTCGCACAGCATTTCTGGATACCATTCCTCTAATGTCATGTCTCGACCACAGTCGAGGCATTGTCTTGGTGATTTCATGTCACACCTCAACCGCGGGCTGCGGAGCTTTCTGATTCTGATAGTGGCCGACCATGCCATACGGTTTCACCGCCGCATCGTTCAAATATTCGAACGAGACTTGGCCGATTCTCATGCCGGGCTTCAGCATGATGGGGAAACTGTTCTCGTTCTTCAGTTCGACGGTGATGGTGCCGATGAATCCGGCGTCAATGAATCCTGCGGTCACGTGCGTGCAGAGTCCGAGGCGGCCAAGACTGCTTTTACCGTCGAACCGTGCCATCATGTTGTCTGGTAGGCTGATTTTCTCCACGGTGGCGCCTAGTACGAACTGTCCGGACCGTAGCATGTAGTGTTCGTTTATTTTGACGGGTTTGGTGTGGATGCCGTGCAGCGTGTGGTCGCCGCCGTCCGCATATCCGGCTTTCCTATCCATTTCGTAGACGATGATGGTGTCCTGCAAGGTCACGTCATACGAGTTGGGGTTCAACTGTTTTTCAGTGTATGGCAGGATGAGGTCTTGATGGTCCACGCACTGTTCGATGGTGATGTCGTTCAGCATTTCCTTCTCCTTACTTGTCGCAAAGGCGCTGCAACAGTTCCTTGTCGCTTATCGGTTTGATTTCATACAGGTACATCGCGCATGCGGATGGGTTTTCCATCTTCGCTTCTGCGGGGAACCGTTCTTTGAGTTCCTGCACGGTCATGCCGGTGAGTTTGGCGAACATGTTCCATGTCCAAGGGCTGGCCTCATAGTCGCCGAACGGGGTTTCTTCGAGGATGATGGCGTTGCCGAGATGCGTTCCTGTGAAGGCGTCCGTGAATACGAAAGCCACAGTCTCGTATGGCGATTGGGTTTCGCGGAGGATGAAGCTTGTCTCCCCGGATTCTATCTTTCGCCATTCTTCGCGGTCTACTGTTAGTCGCGTCACATTGCGGTTATCGCTAGTCATCCTTTTTTCCTTCCTGCATGAACGCCAATGCCATTACGAGGTAGGCGATGGCGTCCAGATACGAGTCTTCCTTGCTGTGGTCGTGTTTGATGCGTTCGATTTTCAGTTCGGCCATCATGATTGCCACGTCCACTTCCGCATCGGCGCAGCCGAACCATCGTTTGGAAATGTTCTGGAACATGATGCGCGGATTGCCGTATTCTTCGGCTTTCTCCCCGTTGAGCATGTCGTTCACTCGGATGAGATTGTCGGCGATGCGCGCGTAGATGCTTTCGTTTTTCGCAATCGGCGGGTCGATGATGATGTCGGTTTTTGGCCCGTGATAGTCGGGAACCGCCTTGTTGACGCCTTCCATCACTTCATCCCAATTGTTTTTCCTTGATGATGTCATCGAGGGTTTTCCTTCCTTCTATCACGGCCATGACCTTGCGGTTCCATGGCGTGTCCGGCACGAGTATGCGCTGCCGTCCCCGATAGGGGCTGCCGCGTCGTACCAGTCTTCTGTTGGCCTGCTCCCAGTCGGCGTATGTCCATGGGAGGTCGAGCCATATCTGGTCTTTTATGAGATGCTGCAATCCGTCGACGCCGGTGCCCATGGACTGCGGGTTGGCTACTATGAGCCGGTATCCTTCCCGTTCTTGAGCGTCCATGGCGAGGAATGTTTTCGCATCCGTGCATGGCGTCCAAGTTTGGTAGATTTCGTCTCTTACCGCTTTGAACCGTGTCCATACGAGCAGTGGTGTGTGGTCTTCGCGTCTCTTGGCTTCATCGTATACCGTTTTGATTTTGGACACGCCGAACCAGTAGGATTCTCCACGGTCTTCGGTTTTATAGGCGAAACCGTCGTCGAGTTGGGCGAGTTTGACCGCTGCGGCGCTCGCGCTTGCCGCGTACACGTCTTCGGCGAGCTGGTGGGTGTTCATCCACTGTTCCAGCGCCATGTCTTCCTGTTCGGTTTTCGGTGATGGGAGCCATTCGACTTGCGGCAGTGGGTTGCCGCCGCGTCGGATGTCCAACACGAGCTTTTGCAGCTGCTGGCATGCTTCCTCGACCATGGGCTTGGAGTACGTGTATTTGACCACTGTACGCCCTTGCACGCTCATCGTGTATGGTTTACCGTATCGCATCCTGAAAGCGCTTAGAGTGCGCCAAGAATCGCCTAATAGGGCTATCCTGTCGTTGGCGTGCGGGTACATGACCACTGTCTGCCCGTACAGGTCTTCCAAATCCTTCGGAGCGGGCGTGCCGGTCAGCATCAGCACGTCCTTGGCAAGGTCGCTGATGCCTTTCACGACTTTGGAACGTCCGCTCCTAGGATTCTTCACCATGTGGCTTTCATCCACGATGAGGCTGAAACCGTCCGGCACTTCGCCCAGCCTAGCGGCCATATTGTAGGACACCACGAGGAAACGATGGTCTTCCGGCCAACCAATCTTGCGGTAGTCTTCGATGGTCAGCGCCTTGCCGTGCGACCATTGGCTGATTTGCGGCAGCCACGCGGTCTTCACGACGCTTGCCGGACAGATGACGAGAATATGCTCCGCACCGTCCAGCAGGTCCATGCTGCGTTTCGTCTTGCCTGTTCCTGCCTCGTCGAAGATGAAAGCCCTCACTGTGGTTCCTTTCCGTGTTCGGCTTCCCATGCGGCTATGCGCTCGCGTCCTTCAGGCGTTTCACGCCATCTGCGCCAAGTCTGATAGCATACGCCATGTTCGGCCTTGAATTTCTCCTGCCATTTGCGGCATGCGTTCCTGCTTTCCTCTCGATGCTGTTGCCGGTATCGCACCCAATAGTCGAGCATTTTTTCATGGTTTTCGTTCATCCACTTCTTTTTAAGCTTCCGCTTATGCTCCACCTTTTCCGGCGCCATGTCGGCATAGCGGGTGACTGTGTTCTTTTTCTTGGCGGGAGGCATTGGCTTGGGCTGGCGCATCTGCTCGATGTCGGCCCAAGCGTCGCCGTCAAGCCATTCGGATACGCTACTTTTCATCGTGATGTCCCGAATGGTTGATGGCGTCGATGATGCCTTTGACCACACCGATGAGGATAAGGATGGCCGCCGTGACTCCAAGAATGGACAGGATGGTGACGAGCAGGTACAGGCAGTTCATCATAAGCTCATGCATTTTTCTTCTCCTTCACTACGCTGAGACGCGTGGTCTTTGATGTTTTCTGGAATGGAGTCAGGTCGGCGGGATGCTGGCTGAAATACGCTTTGTAGTCGGTGGTGGTGCGCGTGGTTTCCGCCAGTCTTGCGACATGTCCGGCGCATGACACTCGTTCGCCGGAGTGTTCGTCCAGCCATGTGGCGAGCTTTTCCTTCAGCGCCTCGTACCGGTCTTTCGCTTCCAATAGTTCGGCCAACAGCTGTTGTCCGCCATTGTCCGCGTCGGCTGGATGTTCCGCACGCTCGTATTCCGTCGCATGCTTCTCCAACGCGCCAGCATCCATCACGTCGGGGATGATTACGATGTCGAATGTTTCCTTGATTCGTTCGGTGATGTAGTCTGCGCTCATCCTCTCCCATGACGGGGGGCGTTGCGCGTAGATGATTTCTGCACAGTCAGTGTCCATCATGCGGGCCTCTATCTGCGCTTGTGCGGAATATTGGTTGTGCTGTTCCGTGGAGAGGAACGCGTAGGACGGTTTGCTTCCCGTCTTCGCCTCGACGGTGTGCAGCAGCCCCCCATGGTCGCGGTATGCGGCGTCCAGCGAGACGTGCAGGCGTCCGTCCGTGTAGAAGCTGTTGTCATACCATGCGAGCTGCCCGTTCTCCAATTTTTCGACCGGAGTGTTCTTGTTGACGACGGCGAGCTGTAGATGCTCCGCATACAGCTTGACGAGCATTGGTTCCCAGATGCTGCCGAACTGCAACGCCGACTGCACGGCCGGAACATCTGGCGGTGGGGATGGCAGTTGTCCGGTGGCGATGAAATGCGCGAGACTGGACGCGCCTATCGTTTCCTCGCGTGCTTTGAGCCATGTCTCACGGTCTTGGAAGACCCGGTATGTCAGATTTCTTTCGTCCATCTCATTTTTCCTTCCGAATCGACGATGAGGATTTCGTGGTGCATGTTCGTCAGGTCAATCCAGTTCCGGTAGAGCAGCAGGGTGTCCACGGCTTTCATGCCGTATAGGAGCATGACGTTCGCGTTGTGCTCTGCGAGCGCTTTGAGTTCGCGGCATTGGTCTGGGCTTGGCTTTCCGACTGTGCGTTTCAGTTCGATGAACCATACGTTGCTTAGCGTGTCTACGACGGTCACGTCTGGGAATCCGTTGCGTGAGCGTCCTTCGGTTTTCTGCACGTACCATCCTTGCTGTTCCAAGACTCTGATGAGACGTTTTTGGATGGCCGACTCCAATGGTTCCGGCTTGTGGTTATTCAGTTTCGGCATTGGCGTCATCCTTGATGCGTACTGCGCTGACATATACAGCGTATGTGCCGTCCGGCTTGCGGCGTGTGACGGCGGCGTAATCGACGGTTGGTTCCGTCCATGCGGCGCGGTGTTTGCGGATACGGCAGGCGATGGCGTTCGCGGTGGTACGTTTCTCGTATGAACGGTATTCGGCCCATCTGCCTAGATTGCGTTTGAGCATCGTGTTGAACACGGTGCTTACCAGACTATTGGCGGGGGGGGTGTCTAGGAATTTTGTCATTTGTTTTCCTTCGGTTTGAAATATGCTGGCATGATTGATTTCGGCAGGATTCTGCCTTCGCGCTCCAACCGTTTCGCGTGTGGGAACAGCCAGCCGCGCGACACGTTGAGCGCACGCGCGGCTTGGTCGATGTTCAGGCAGGTGGTGAGCGCGTCAATCAGCGTGTCGTCACTGTAGTGGATTGGCGCGTTCATGTCCGGCTAGAATTCCGGTTCCGGTTCTTCGGCGCCCTCGTCGTCGATGGTCAGCTTGGTGTACGCACCGAACTTGTGGGGGGCGGGGGTGTTGTTCTTTTCGACTCGCAGCAGCTGCACGCCGGTCAGGAAGTATGTGAGCTTGCCTTCCTTGGTGCTGCCGATTTTGAACGCTACGTTGGCGAGCGTGCCGTCGCCCGGCTCTTCGGCCAGTTCCACGTCGTTGGCGTTCTGGTCGACGATGCTGGGCTTCCACTTCGAGGACAGGTTGACGAGCCACTTGCCGCGCTGCGGCTGGGTGCCGTCTTTGAGGGTGATAAGGTCGCCGTCCTTGTAGCGCAGGTTGTCGCCGTTGGCGCGCACGCCCAACTGTTTCGCGGACGCGACGAGTTCCTTATGCACGTCGCCGTTCTTCGGAAAAGCGATTTGCAGTTGGTAGTTCGGTTCGATGCCGCGCTGTTTCGCCGCGTCGGACTGATACTTGTCCTTGATGTGGACGAATCGGATTTCGCCTACCGCTTCGATTTCGAGCATGTCGTTTGCCATTGTTTTTCCTTTCAGTTGAATTCTTCTGTGAGGGATGGGCGTGGGAGGGGGGCGGCTGCTGTCTCTTATACACA